AGTAAAGGCGAAAGTAAGCACATTTGACGCGCATCATCAAAAACGATTCGGGCTTGGTCTCGGCTTACGGCTGCCGTGTATATATCCTGTTGGCCGCCTTCCATCACTAAAAACCAATTGGCTAAAACGGCTGCCACCGTTGATTTTGCATTTTTTCTTGCCACTTGAACGTAAGCAGAGCGATATTTTCTTAATCCTGTATCTTTACGCTTAAAGCCGAGAATGTTAGCAAAGAGAAAAACTTGCCAATCTGAAAGAATAATTGGCTCACCGCGTAAGTGTCCTTTAACGTGTGGGCATAGTTTCGAGAAAGCGATAAATTTTTCTACCGCACTTTGATCAAAGAAATAATCGGGGTTGTTTAAATCGTTAAAATAACGCGCTACGGCTTGTTTTATCTTCTTACAAGCCACTATTTCACCTGATTGAATTTTCTCTGCGTATGCGTGCCAGATTGCCATATTTAGCCTACATTGTGAGGATTTCATCAATCATATCGGTTGAATCAACTTCAACAGGATTTTTTCTACGGCTAACTGGATCAAAGCCTAACAGTGAGGACATTTTCACCATCACTTTTTCTGCATCGGCTTTCGCGGATAATGCGGGGTTTCTTGATTGCGTGCCTTGGCTATTGACGATTGAAAAGCCGTTTTTGTGAATATCTTCAACGGCTGCACGAAAAAGAGAATAGTTTACGCAATATAACTCAAGGTGAATTAAATCTGCATCTTGAATATCGCCTCGTTCAAGAAGTTGAGGGATGCGCTCTTTCCATACTGATTTAGCAATCGGATCTAAAAAACTTGGCGGGGTGTGTAAATTCTTCTTTTTGGCTGTCATTGTGTTTCCTTATTTTCAAAAAAATTACCTTGCATAAAAATTAAAGGGGGGCTCAACTGTTACCATATGACCACAACTCAACTGTGGATATATCACCATCATTCAGTTGTTACCATATGACTACAACTCAACTGTGTACATATGGACATGCTTTAATTGTTTCGATATCAAAACGGTTTACTTCTTCGCACCAAATCCGCGTTGGTCTATCACTCGTGTTTTATAGCTATGGCAATCACGGCATAAAGATTGATGGTTAGATTCAACCCAAAATAGCGGGTCTGCTTGTCCGTTCTCTACTGGCTTGATATGGTCTATCACTGTAGCGGGCGTGTAGATGCCTTTCTCTAAGCACATCACGCAAAGAGGGTGATGCTTTAAGTATTGCTCGCGGTATTTGCTCCACTTATGGTTGTAACCTCGTGCACTGCTGTTTGGGCGGTTATCTTTTGGCTTATGCTCTTCACATCTGCCCGACTTCACTTTATTTCTGCATCCTGGATAACTACAACGTCTTAACGGTTGATAAGGCATAGCTATACCCTTAGTAAGCGCAAGGCTCTCTATAGACTTCCCATAATGCGGAAATCGTCATGGGTGCTTGTTTAAGATTGGCTAAGTCTGTTATAGCCTCACGGTTTGTGTAGAGGTAGGCGATATACATTAAGCAGCCGACTTGAATTGATGGCGTAAACGGA